TATAGTTAAATACAGTATGCCTGTAAGCAGCTTTTATTAAAAATTCTTTTTCTTCCTTTTGTATATTAGAAAGCCCTATCTTTTTTATTAGCTCTTTTACTTTGTCTTCATTGTAAAGTTCTTCTTCTTTTGGCTTTTCATTTTTAGGTTCATAAGTAGGAGCTTCAATATTCTTTGTATATACTTCTTCTTCCTCTTTTATATCATCTTCATTCTGCCATACATCTAAACCCCATTCTGCAAGTTGTACGCTATCCCATTCATTACCCAACATATCCCATTCCCATTCTCCAAAACCTACATTGTCTTTAACGATAAACTCTTTCTTTTGTTCTTCAGTTAATCCTTCTGCTACTTCAATCCATACTTCTTTTAGTCCTGCGTCTTTACTTGCTTTCAATCTCATATTGCCACCAAGAACCATCATATCTTCATCAACTACAATAGGTCTTAACTTTAACATCTCAGGAAAGTCCTGAATTGACTTGACTAGCTTTTTAAATTTATCGTTCTTAATTATTCTCGGATTGCTAGGGTTTCCTTTTACTGTACTGATCTTAACTTGTTGCTTCATAATATATAATAGAATTTTTTAGTATTTATTTAAAGTCATCATTTATTCCTCTTTCGCCTATTAGTTTTTCTTTAGCACTATCCCAGAGTTTATCACCTTTTTTGCTTAGTGTAGGTTCTGTTCTTATCAAGCAGGGGAAGCCATCAAAGTCTTTTTCTATCTCTTGCATGTATTCGCCACATTTACACTTAGCTTCTTTGGTACGGATTTTACTACCTTCAAAAACTTCTAAGGTTGCTTTCATTAAGTCTTTAGTTTCACCGCAATTATTACATTGATATTTTAGCATAGCTTATCTAACTCAAAGTGTAAATGATTAATTGCTTTTCTTATATCTTGTTCAGCAGAGTTTCCTTCCTTCTTTCCTGCTCTTAATAGATAACTACAAGCAGTTCCTAAATTATACCCAAGTTCAAAATCTTCTACAACCCTTCTTGCTGAGTAGCCATATTTAGTTCCTGAGTAATAACTTGGTTCAGGTGTTTTTTCATAATCTATTTCTTTTGTCATTTCTTTAATTTTTCGTTAGTTAGTTTCTCTATTATTTCTGTGTCAGTATGCACATACCTACTACCTGTATATTTTTGAGGATTAAATAAGGACTTGATCTCTTTTATCCTATCGTTATTATCATAATAAATTACCCACCCTCTTGGTATGCCCTTACTATCTACACAGTTAAGTGTTCTTTCAATTGTCTTTAGAGTATTCATAATATAGTTGTTTTATTCCATTATAAGCAGCAGAGATACAACTACCGCAATTTGTAGTAGGATTATAATTTGTATTGTAGATAGTATTGTATGTTTCTATCATTCGTTTTTTAGCTTGAACATTCTTTGCTCTGCCTGTCTTTAAGTCTTTCCACATATCTAATATTTCATCTACTATTTCTTTAGGCAGTTCATCAGGAGCTTTCATTTCAGTAGTCTTTAGCCAATACTTCTGTGGACAGGACATAGGAGCAATCCTAGCTTTGACTTTCATAAAACATTTGCAAACGGAGCAGTTGCCCAATAATTTTTTATAATAGATACAACCCTTACAGATTGTTATTCTATCTTCATATACTTCGTTAGGTACGAAAAACTTATTCATCTGATAATTCTTTTTTAAGTATTTCTCTTACTTTATCTATTGTAGTGAAAAGACTATTGCGGCTTATCTTAGTTTTCTCAGCTAGTGAATCTAGTGTATTAGATTCATAGTAGTACAACTCGAATAATTTTTTATCGTACCAATATAACTTATCCAACGCTGCGTCAATCTGTTCTAGCTTCTTCCATTGGTAATTTACTTCTTCATTAGGAATGTTTGATATATTCTTATTGTTAGCAACGCTGTATGCCATATCATCATCACTAATAGTAGAACTACTAGAGAAACAAGCACCGTCAATATGTGTGTAATATTTTTTATACTTATAATAAAAAGGACTTCTAGGGCTTGTTAAACTTCTTCTTAGAACAACTGCTCCATATCTTATAATTCCATCTTCACCATCTTTCTCCCAAATACTTCTTAAAGTATCAGGATTCATCTGCATAAAATACATCATCAACTCCTGTACTGCGTCATCAATTTGTTCCTTATCTTTTGTAATACCGTAGCACATAGTCCTAAACTTATCACTTAGCTTTGATATTTCAAGATATATCTCAATCATTAATAGGTTCTAATCTTTCTATCTTATTGACCACATCTTCTACCATTTCATTTAATAAAATTTTATAAGCTCCAACTACTGACGCATTTCCTTTTGTTTCTATTGCTGCTAAAAAACCATTAGTTAAGATTGATAAGTTAATTGGCAATATCATTACCCAATCCCAATAGTTATTTTCCCGAACCCCTTTGCCATAGTTGTTGTGGTATTCAATCACAACATCTAATACTTCTAAATAATTTTGCCACCTTTTATCATTAGCAACATCTTTAACAAATTCTTTCATCATTATAATATAACTACTAATAATAACTTCGTGTTCATTATTGGCGTATATTGGCTTAATCATTTGCCAAAGTTAAAAAAATATTTATTCTATTCCTTTCTCCTTTTTTAACTTATCAACAGCAGTTTTGTAATAACTAATCTTTTCTTCATATTCTGCTCTGCTTATTTTTAAAGTTGAATGTCCTAATATTACTAATTCTTCTGAGATACCTTCTCCAAAGTTCCTGTCTAAAAATTGTCCGAACTTCCATTGTTCACCATATCTAAAAACATTACAGCTTACGCATTGTGGGAAACAATTAGCTTCGTGAAATCTTGTCGCTAAATACTTTCTACTAACGAAATGTCCACATTGAAGGTTGCGCCAATTATCTACCTTAGCACAGGTACAGCATTGGTTATTTCCCTGTTCATCTGCGTTTCTTAACCTGATGAAGATTGAGAATATTTTGTCTAGTTCTTTCTTTAGTTTACTTATTGTTTTCATATTCCACAATATCCACTATCGCATTCATTAAAGTCATCATCAAATAAATCCATTTGAGTAAAGCTATCTTTTATCTGTTGGTAAGTTGTTCCCATCAACCAAGTTCTACCACCATAATCTACTTTTGACTTTTCATCTTGTTCTACGAACCAATCAAATTTATTTGGCTGCAGATTACTCATATGCTTAAGTAGTATAGGGTTTCGATGAAAACACCCTACACAATTATTAAATTTAGCAAACCTAACATTTTTATCTTTCCAATAATTTTCTACATTATCTTTGTAAATACCATCTGTAATTAAAGGAAATGCAGGCTTTTGCCATTCAACCATTCCCCATCTGTTTTGATTACCTGTTTTACTTCTTCCAATTATTGCTTTAAATTCAGAATTACCATCTGCATTTGTTTTATTTAACATTCTTTTAGCTCTTTTAGTTTCATTTTTTCTGAATCCAATTCTAAATTCTGCAACTTCATTTATTTCTTTTCTCCACCAATCAAATATAGGCTGCAACTTCATTTCAGTAGTGCAGAACCTCATTGTCAAATTAGGTAAATAAGTTTTTACAGTACCATCTTTATATTTTCTTTTTATTATTTCATCAAACGGTTTTCCCGTAACCCAATCAATTTTTTTTCCAATCATTTGTTCTAAATCGAGCATTGTATAAATAATTGTATCTGTTTCTAGTGTGCCAATAAAATCAGTTCCAAGCCTATCACTTACTTCTTGTCTTATTTTCTTATCAGGGAACATACAATTTTTATCATTAGTTCTAACTAGAGCAAAGACATTATAATCAGCAGGATAATTTACAGCTATGTAGCTTGAAGTCTTACCACCGCTTAAACTATTTACTGACTTCATACCCTAAGTCCTTTTTCCATTGATCTTGTAGTGTTTCTTTTCTTGCCTTATACATTTTACCTCTTAACTCAGGACATTCTTCCTGTAGCTTTCTTCTCATTCTTTCAATAGTTTTAACATTAGTTAAAGCACTATCAGCAAACATTTTTAAAAACTTCATAGCATTTATATTGTCAGGGTTTATTGCCATCTTTCTTAGTTCATTAAACCAATAAGTAGCAATCAGTTTATTATCGCTATCCCTTAAATGAGGTGTATTTTCTAATAGTGTTCTTACTTCTTCTTTTGTTTTCATAATTCGTTTTCAAATTTAGTACAAAAATATGCTTCTAATATACAAGCTACAATAATTAATAACCAAATGATTGTTAATATCTTCATTTTAAAAGTTTTTGTGATTGATAATAAGGTACTGTCTTAGGGTCTTGATTTAATGTATGTACTTTGTAATAAGCATTGTCTATTCTTTCTTTTTTATGATAATAAACCCACTTGTAAAAAGTTCTGATATTTAAAAATGGTTCGTCTTTTCCAAATCTTACACCTAACCTGAAAGCGTCTTGTACTTGATTGAAAGTCATATTACCAAAACGCTTTTCTCTTATAAGGTCAGTTGCAAATATCTTGGATAGGTTTGCAAGTGTTTCTCTATCTGTTTTATGCCCTATTTCTACACCTGTCTTAGCAACTAAATCTAAGACTTTTGTGGTCAGTTCTTTTATATCTTCTTGGTATAATGGTTTCATAATTCAATATCTTTTAATTCAGGTTCAGGGTTTTCTTCATCAAATGCTAATTGACATTCATCACAACAAAATATCTCATCTTCATTTATATAAGCAAAACAATATAAACATTGATCATCTCTGACTTCAATAATTTCTTTTGGATATAAAGGTATAATTTTCATAATAATTTTTTAGCTTCTTGCCATTCATTAATTTGTGAGTGTAACTTACCCATTCCTTTTGGTTTACCAAACCTCTTAGAGTTTCTTTCCCAAGTTTTTAATCTTAATTTCATTGACCAAGTTTTCTGTAATTCAAATCTCATCTTGGTATTAGATTTGTTAGGTTCGCACCAATAATCTATAAAGTCATAACACATTTGCTGACTATAATCACTTTTAACCATAACTTCTTCTTGAAATTCCCTTTGCCTTATAAATATATCTTTATTATTTATTCTTATTTCTTTATTCTTATTAATAGAAGTTAAGTTTGTTGATGACAAGTTGTTAAGAAACTTAATAATTACTTGTTCGTTTATTTTGAAGTGTTGCTTTGCAGGTATGCCTATTCGCTTAGTTTCTATTATTCCATACTTCCTAAGAGATTTAAGGCACTTTCTCTGCTGAAAAGGAGTTAAGGTAGTATCAGCTTCAATATTAGCTTCTGTATTAAAGAACCACCCATCTGTCATTCCGTTAGTTATATTGTGATGTTGATAAAAGTATTCTTCTTTTGAAATTAGATCAGCAAGTAGGACAGTTTCTTTCAATCCTATTTGCTTTGCTAAAGATTTATTTACAACTAAAAACGCTGAACTACTGAGCAAATGCTTCATAATATTTCCATTTCATATTTATAATCTCTTAGTGCAAACTTAATATTTTCTAATTGATTAGAAAAGTCCATATAAGAAGTTGTTATAACTACACCTACTCTGCTAGACTTTAGCATAATTCTAACTTCATTCTTTTCATTTTCTTTAACTCCATTTTTAAGCAAATATTCTTTCATATAGTATTTATCTACAAATACTTTTTTGCTGTTTTCTATTTGCGTATATGCCATATAAACTTTATTAAATACATCACGATATTTTTCCCAAGCATAATTACTCTGATGTGTTTTCTCATAATGATAAACAGACGCTCTGTGCCTGTTAAGAACTTCAGCTATAACACTATGGCTTATATTTTCTTCAATCCTTCCTATTATAGCTGCTACCATTCTAGGTATTTGAACTTCTGTCTTTCTACTTTTGTAGGCAAGTGAACCTTTACGCAAACCCATTACACTTGTAGTCAGGTTGCATATATGTATGAAATTATCTTTTGGTGTCATTAGAAAGGCAAATTATCATCTTCAGTTGCTCCTACTGTTTCTTGTCCTTTTACTGCACAGAACCAACCATCAATATTGTGGTAGTATTTCCCATTAAATTCTCTTGATGATAAGTTGATTGATACGCTTACTTCTGCACCTTCGTCTATATCTCTTATGCTTTTAATTTTATCACCAAAAAAACTTATTACAACTTCTTTGTTAAAGTCTGATCCTGCTTGTTCTACAAGTATAGATTGCTTTTGCCACTCTTTACCCGCTTTACTGATACCACTTTCAATATCAAATTTCCTAATTAGTTTACCATTAATTTCCATTTTTTTAATTATTTAATTATTACTTTTTTTAAAATCTTCTGCTTCATCTTCCGA